TTATAAGCCATTCCTCCTAATAGAGTTATCCATCCATTGTTATTAGATGATGTTAATATGTTTGTAGTTGTTGTGTTTCCACCGTAAATATCATGCTTATGACTTGGCGTTTCATCGACAGTCAATGTATGTTCTTTTTCTCCGCCCGTTTTCTCAACAGTGTTAAAATCATTATCGCTTGAATTAATACCAATAGGTACTCTACCACTTCCCCACTGTGTCCATGTTCCACCAAATAGTGACGCTGGCGAAGTTGGGCTAACGCTCATATAGATAGCGCCAACAGGGTAAATATCATCTTTAAGTGCTAAATCTTTAAACACATAGTTCGAACCTTCTTTATATACCCATTGTGGCTTTTGATTCTTATCATAACCATACAAAGCTGCGGGCAATTCGTCAGACCCCAATGCCAATAAACCACCACGTATTGTCCCAAATGCCTGTTTATATCCACTGGCAGTATTAATTTTAAAGTAAAGAGCATCTATATTAAAGTTGCCCTCCATAGTACCGCCTGATTTATCTAGTTTCTTAGCTAAATCTGCTGCACTGGCAAAATTAGTTGAATCTTTACCATCTAATGTATTCGCATCTGTTGCTTTAGGTACAATTTTTGTACCTGCTAAAATCGCATTAACATTGTCTGTTGTTGTTTTTCCTTTATTACCTGGATATGCAGTGCTTGAAGTTTCACCTAATGCCAACGATGGACTAATTTCTACATAAGCGGTACCGCTCCATCTATAGGTAATATTTGTTGCTTTATCAATATAGATTTTCCCGCTTTCCCCAGTTGTAGGGAAACCTGCTTTATTTGTATATTCAAGTACATCATCAACATAACTAGGCAATTGGGAACTAGGTACTTTACCAGTTGTATCAAGTGTTGCTACACCGCTAGACACACCCATTTCACTTCTTTTAACTTGGGCATCATTAGTAACATTTCCTAATCCAACTTGTGACTTTGTAACCACATGAGGATTTGACTTATTCCCAATATGAGAAATCAAATCAGCAATTGCTTTCATAATTTTACCAAATGAAACACTTAATTTTTCACCAGTTGTTAAATTTGCAAGTGTACTGGCTTGTGTAAAAGTATTAGTCACATTGCTTGCATTACCAGTTGTATCAAGCTTTGCGGTTAGCTTGGTATTCATTTCGGCTTCTGTGTAATAACGATCATCGTGATTATGGCTTGAAGGTGGAAAATTTGTAGGCTTATCTGTAACCATATCATAAGATGTTTGAAAGTATAATAAATCTCCCGTTTCATTATCGGTCATTTGACCCTTTTTAATTGCCATTCTTTTTTCTCCTTTTAATTAATTAATTTAAAGAACAGTTTTGCTTGAGTTGCTGTTGAATAATCTGTACCAACTCTTACCGTTTCTCCAGTATCTCCTTTATCTCCCTTTGGACCCTGAGATCCTTGTGGACCTGTTGCTCCAGTATCTCCTTTAAGACCTTGCGGTCCTTGTGGACCTGTTGCCCCAGTATTACCTTTTTCTCCTTTGATACCTTGAGCCCCCGACAAATCGGTTAAGAATGTAAAATCAGTTGCACCTTTTACATATAGTTTAGCGTTGTCAACATCATCTGTATTTGAAGCGATTAATACAAATTTCCCTTGTTGCACATTTGCTTTATCAGCATTCATTGCAGCAACAGAAGCATATGTTTTGAAGATACTAAATCCTTCACCCGTATCTCCTTTTTCTCCTTTAGGTCCAACATCGCCTGTCGCACCTTTAGGTCCTGTTTCTCCTTGAGGTCCAGTATCACCTTTAGGTCCTATCGCACCCGTATCGCCCTTTTGACCTTTTAATAAACCAGCATCTAGTTTTTGCTGAAATGTTTGACCGTCAGCAAAACTCACTGCATCAGCACTTGTCATAACATCTACTTCTTCTAATACTGAGCCTGTTTCCTCATCTAACAGTTGTACTCTTACTTTATTTAATTTAGACATTCTTCTATTTCCTCCTAGTCTTCTAATTTAATACCCATATTCGGGCTTACTTTTATTTCATTAGATGCAGGTACTTTTATTTCATCAGTGACAATAAATTTAAATGCTGCTGATTTGGTACTTCCATCTTTCTCTTGGATTATTACTTTTTCATCCATTGCATCAAGTCGTTCACCTA